AGGAAACCATACCATGCGCAACTTTTCTACAATCGTACCCGCCACCGCTTGCTTCGTTTCGCAATGGAGCAATGTCGGTGATGAATATACGACTGACTCGAACTGGTTACAGGACGGTACGAGGGCTTTCGAGGCTCTCGCAGACGCTCTGCAAATCCGTCGATCGGTTGCGCAGAGAGTTTTGAATCATATCATAGCGGAAGGAGACACGTCGTCGATCGACTACGTTACGCCTTCCGAACTGGATGTGATCGTCAACTTTGCGTTCTTCTGGTTCCACGTTAATCACGTGGCCGAGATGATCGCATTGCCTGACTTCTTTGGGAACGAAGGGAAATACATCCTCACGGATGTAGATGCCCCTAGCGACCGTTGGGAGTCAGCTCTCCACACTCGTGGCTTTGTTTATAGCAATATAAACACAGGTCACAGTGTGATGTGGTCAATTTCCGTGTTTGGGAACCGCAAGGGCAGCTGGTCAATTCGTTGGCCAGCTGATGCGGAAAACCCGACTGTTGATGGTCGGGAAATCCTACCTCGCGGTGGGATACGGTAAGAGGGCCTTTTCTGGTCGGTGACCAGCCGCTTTCGCGGAAAACATCGGGTACGTTACCTGGCATTTAGCCGAAACGTGGTTCCCGATTTTACTTGGGACCTAGCAATTGGATCGCTAGAGAGGTAGATATGGGTACACCGTACACTGATAACACGTCCGGTGTATCCGGTCAACGCGGACATCTGTACGAACGTTGGGACGCTGGAGGAATCTACAATGCATCGCAGAAAGCCTTCAAGGACCCGACTTATAGTCAGATTGAAGCGTCAACCTTCCGGCAAGGGGTCAAAGGTCGTAAGACCGTAGATCCTACGTCGGGTTATCTTATACCCACCTCGTACACTCTTCAAAGGAGTGAGGCGGACTATGGAACCGGGTTTATGGAAGAGCGGTTCAGTAATGGTGCGAAGAACAGGTATACCGGCCATAAAGGCGTCGGCGCTGCCCGTTCTTCTTCCGCTATTGGACTCTCCCAGCTACCCCCATTACCGTCTGGGATGGAATCACAGGCCGAAGTCAAAGCCCTTCTGAATCTCAAGGATCAGAAGGTAAACTTTGCTCAGGCGTATGCCGAGCGGCGTCAAACCGCTCAACTTGTGACTTCATCTCTCAACCGTATGACGCAATCTCTTAATGCCCTAGCCCGCGCTTCTTTAGGCGGACGAAAGGCAGCAGTCCGGGAAGCATGGCGG